CGAGCTCACCCGCGCGCTTGAAAACATCCCCTTCAAGCCCGCAACCTTGTCAGGCTCCGGCCTGTTCTCGGATCGCGGGGTGCGCGCGCGCACCGTTGTCATCGAGAGCCGCGACGGCACCCTGTCACTGATCCCGTTTTCCGAACGAGGCTCGGCCTATGACCAACAAGTGCCCGAGCGTCGCGACGTGCGCGCCTTCGTGTGCCGCCAGTTCAAGAAGCAGGACGTGCTCTGGGCCTCGGAAATCCAAGGCATTCGCGCCTTTGGCAGCGATAGCGAGACCCAGCAAATCCAGGCCGAAGTCGCCCGCCGCCTGCGTCGCCTGCGCACCGATGCCGAGGCGACGCTGATAGGCGCCCATCGCGCGGCGTTTGACGCGGATCTGACCTCTGGTCCCGCGACCGCCTATCTCGATGGGCGGGTGTTCATGCTCTATGACGATTGCCCGGCGCTGGTTTACGGCCCGGTGTCGCAGAACATCCACGGGTTTGACGAGCGCGTCAGCCTGTCATCGCTGCGCCGGGTGACGCAAACCATTGCCCTTTTCATTGCCGACTGGTGCGGCCTTAACAGGATCTGACTTGATGCCCGACCCTTCGAATGCCATGATCGTCACCGCCCAGCCCGAAGCATCTGAGGCCGGCGCGCGGGTCTTGATGCGCGGCGGCAACGCGGTTGACGCGGCCATGGCGGCCGCATTGGTTCAGGGGGTGGTCGATCCGCAGATGTGCGGCATCGCCGGGTTTGGCGCGATGCAGATCTACGACCCCGGCGGCGCGCATAGTTGCATTGATTTCCACGGGACCACGCCATTGGCGGCGACGC